ATTGGCGAACGAACGCGCGATAAGCAATCGGCGGCGCGGCGCAAGGGCAAGTGGATCGGCGGCTGGCCGGTCCTGGGTTACGACGTTGATCCCAAGGGCGGGCGCCTGGTGGTGAATCCGGCTGAAGCCGAGCAGGTGCGCCAGATCTACAGCATGGCCGCCGAAGCGTCCAGCCTCGAAGCGCTCGTTGGGCAAATCGTCGCTCGCGGGTGTCTGACGAAAGCCTGGACGAGCAAGGCGGGAAAAACACACCTGGCCCGACCCTTCAGCCGGATGACGCTTCGTCTGCTGTTGTCGAATGTCCTATATAAAGGTGTGATCTCCCACAAGGGAACGATCTACCCAGGCGAGCAGGAACGGATCGTTGACGAAGAAGTTTGGGAAAAGGTCAATGCCCAGCTTGTGCTGCGCAGTACCGGCCAACGGGGAAAGGTTCACGGTCCACAGCTTGCCCCGCTCGCTGGCCTTTTATATTGCACCGACTGCAGCAGCGCTATGCAGCTCACCTTTACAACCCGGCACGGGCGGCGCTACAAGTATTATTCTTGCCAGGCAGCACGGCGGAAACACAACAAACCTTGCTCACAAAACCCGGTCGGGGCGAGGGACCTGGAGTCTTCCCTCCTCCGGCATCTGGAACCCGTGTTGGGAACGGGATTGACCTGGGAAGCCGTCCTGTCCTCGCTACGGCGGGTAGAGTTTGACGCTAACACACAGCGTCTTTCCATTGCGTTCCAGGATGGGACTCGCATGGAACAGACGCTCGCCACCTTCCATCGCCCGGGTTCGAGAACCGATGCCACGGCAGAGGGCGAGGGAGGGCGCGTCCCACGGGTCAGCCGGCTAATGGCGTTGGCGATCAAATTCGAGCGGCTGGTTCGCGAAGGAGCGGTGCGCAACTATCGGGAACTCGCCGAGGCTGGCCAGATCAGCCGGGCACGCATGTCGCAGATCATGCATCTTTCCGACCTGGCGCCTGAGATTCAGGAGGAACTGTTGTTTCTACCGAAAACCGTGGCCGGCCCGGATCGCTTCACCGAAAAGGGTTTACGGCAGGTTGCCCGGTCCATCGATTGGGATTTGCAGAAAAAACAGTTTCGAGCTCTTGGGGAGTGCGCTTTCCCTTTGGGCGCACCCAGTTAGAGCCCCAACGCTAGAAACCTTCTCAAACGCTGAACCGCTACCAAAATAAATATTTCGCAAATCTGTCCCAGAAGCGCGGAGGTTTGCTAATCGAGATGCACCTTATTAGTGTGAGGGCTTTTTTCAGCCCCAAGACAGTGTGCCTGTTCCGAACAGGCAGCGGCCGCTAGGGAAGCCGCTTGGGTTCGCAGGCCGCCTGCGAGTAAGACCACGCTCAAGTTCCCCACCCTCCTGGACCCCTGTAAGAGAACTGCGTCCCTACTTGCAGCATCTCCAATACTGGGACGGGAAGCGATCCGCAACGCTCAACAAATGCGGCCAGGCCGTGCTGGTCTCACGGGAATGGTGCTCTGCGGCACTTGAAAAATGCAGCCTTCCGGCTCCCGGATGGTAGTCCCAAGTAGCTTGATTTCCCGGGCGGGTTTCAAACCGGTCCGATCTCTCCAACTATCGCGGGCCCAATGGCCCAGAAAGAACAACCATCATGGTGTTTCCAACACTAAACGTACAGTTGCGCCCGATCGAGCAGCTGATCCCGTATGCGCGCAATGCGCGCACCCATAGCCCTCAACAAGTGGCACAGATTGCCGCCAGCATCAACGAGTACGGCTTTTGCAATCCTGTGCTCACCGATCCTGATGGCGGCATCATTGCCGGTCACGGCCGGGTACTGGCCGCACGGAAATTAGGATTGACCGAGGTTCCGGTGATCGTCCTCGGCCACCTCAGTAAAAACCAAAGGCAAGCTTTCGTGCTCGCCGACGGCGAGGTGGTGACTCAGCCGATCACTGACGGACGTCAGTGTCCGGGTCCCCATCCAGGATTCGGAACAAGTATCTCGACGCCGACGGGGGGCATGACTCAGCCGATCACTGAGGGACGTCAGTGTCCGGCTCCCCAGCGAACATGGACTTGTGCGCGTCTGGGGAGAGTTATTACCCACCCTATATAATAAGGAAGAGGGTGGGTAAAAACTCGGCCTGTTTTGGCCAGTTTTCAGGCGTCTCTAGCGCGAGCCTGTCCGTTCAAGCCCTTTGCTCAGTGTGGTTTATAGCCACGGCTTCGCTCGCGTGGGTGTCTCCGAACATGGTCTGAAGGGCCGGAATAAACGACCTCAAAGTACACCCAAAGTACATCAAAGTACACGCAAAGTACCGCAAGGTACATCGAAAGTGCTGCAAACGCACCGTTTAGGGGCGAAGGCAGGTGCCCCCACTGTCAGTCTGTGGATGCTGAATCATGCGAGCTGGCAGGTCCGTCTTTCGGCGCGAACCAGGTCACGTTCTTCACCGGACCGCTGCCTTTCGGGACCCTGGCCCTCGCAAAACACGCAAAGGTAGAAGGCTGTCTCGACGACTTGCATTCCGGGCCCCGGGGAGCGTTCATGGAACTGCGGTTTCAAGCCGCAGAAAGGTTAGCTAAAACATGGACATGGCCCTAGTTCAGAGGATTGAGGAGTTGCGCCGTCTTTCGGTGCCGGCGTTGAAGTCGAAGTATCGCGAGGTTTTCGGTGCAGAGACCAGGTCGTCTCACAAACAATATCTGTTCCGGCGCATTGCCTGGCAACTGCAGGCGCAACTGGAGGGCGGGCTGAGCGAACGGGCCGCTGACCGCGCCGTCCGGATCGCCGATGACGCCGACCTGCGCAGCGTGGGTCCGAAGGGATTCTGGAGTTGGCCCGAACACGCCCAGAAGGTGCAATCCCGTCCGCCCTCTGGAACTCACCGGGACGGACGGCTGCCGAAGGCAGGCACGATGCTCACCCGCCGCCACAAGGGCCGCGATGTCGTCGTCCAGGTGCTCGACGAAGGCTTCGAGTATGAGTCGCGGCACTACGGTTCGCTCAGCGCCATCGCTCTAGTGGCCACGGGTACTCGCTGGAACGGCCTATTGTTCTTCGGGCTCACGGAGCGACGCCGTGGATGAACGCCAGCTCGAATCGCCACGGCCCGTGCGCTGCGCCATCTATACGCGCAAATCGACCGAGGAGGGTTTAGAACAAGCCTTCAATTCGCTTGATGCGCAGCGGGAGGCGGCCGAAGCTTACATCCAGAGCCAGAAGCATGTGGGATGGACTTTGGTCGAGACGCACTTCGATGACGGTGGTTTTAGCGGCGGCAATATGGAGCGTCCCGCCTTACAGCGTCTGCTCGAACAGGTCGATGCCCGCCAGGTCGATTGCGTGCTGGTTTACAAGGTCGACCGGCTGAGCCGCTCGCTGCTGGATTTCGCCCGGTTGATGGACCGCTTCGATCAGCGCTCGGTCAGTTTCGTATCGGTCACCCAGCAGTTCAACACCACCACGTCACTTGGGCGCTTGACGCTCAACATTCTTCTGTCCTTTGCGCAGTTCGAAAGAGAGATCATCAGCGAGCGCACGCGCGACAAGATGGGGGCCGCGCGGCGGAAAGGCAAATGGGTGGGAGGGACGCCCTTGTTGGGCTACGACGTCGCCCCAGCGGGCGGAAGTCTGGTAGTCAACACAAGGGAAGCCGGCCGCGTTCGCGAGATCTTCGAACTTTACCGCAGCCATCGATCGCTGGCTGTAGTGGTCGCCGAGCTATCCCAACGCGGCTGGACCACCAAGTCCTGGAAGTCGCGAGGTAGTGTCCGGCACATCGGACACCCGTTCACCAAGGCTTCGTTGCGAAAGTTGCTTTCGAACACCACATACTGCGGCAAAATAAACTATCGCGGCGCCGTTTACCAGGGTGAGCACAAGGCCATCATCGAACCGGCGCTGTGGGACGACATCAACCAGGATTTCAGCAACCGCCCAAAAGCACCCGAGTCTCCAAATGTTCCGCAGAATGCGCCGCTCGCCGGTTTGCTGATTTGCAAACAATGCCGGCAGCCGATGATTGCGACCTATTCGGCCAAGGGCGAGCGGCGTTACCGCTATTACGTATGCCAGACCGCGCGCGAGAAGGGTTGGAAGTTCTGCCAGACTAAGTCCGTCTCGGCGGACCTACTGGAAGCCTCGATTGTTATCCATCTTCGCTCCCAGCTAAACGCCGCTGAAACGCGCCAGGTTTTCCAGGTTTCGGACTCCCAATGGCAAGCACTGGTCGAGGCGGATGCGGATGTCATTCCAGGAGTCATTCAGGCCCTGATCGAGCAGATTGACTACGACGGGCCGAGCGGTCGGGTGGCAGTGACGCTGCGGACTCCTAAGAACTCGCCCATCGACCGTCATGCTTTGGCGTTCGAATACCAGATTCCAAGAAGGCACGGACGCGCTCTTCCCGCCTTCCGGGTCCGCCCCGCAAGCGAAACACTCACTCGGCCGCCGCGCCTGGCGCGCCTGCTCGCCCTCGCTCACAAACTTGATGGTGTGGTTCGTACGGGCAAGGTCAAGGACTACGCCGAACTGGCGCGTTTGGCACACATCTCTTCGGCCCGGATTGGCCAGATTGTCGTTCTCGGGCTGCTCGCACCCGCCATCCAGGAGCACATCCTGTTTCTGCCAGCGGAGCAGGCCGGCCTTATTGGAGAGCGCGAGCTACGCCAGATTGCGCGCGAACCCCGTTGGGACCTCCAACGGGCGCGCTTCGACCAGTTGCTGGCCATCCTGGAATGATTGCGGGCATCGCCGTTTCTTCACCAAGGCTCCCGAAACACGCAAGTATTGCCTTGCAATGTGGGGAAAGGAGAGTGATGAATGTCATGACCGCGCGGCAGCTTGCCGCTAAAGGAAAAACGCATAAACATGACACCTTCGAACAAATCCGCTGCCGCCCCACCGGCGACGGTCGATAGCAAACCATCTCGCGCCCCCAAGCGCGCACAGGCCGACGGGGCCGCCCGCGTCACAAGGAAGGCCAAACCCACAGCGCCAGCCAAGAAAGCCGCTACGCCCGAGCGCGGCACCAAGACAGCCAAGATCCTGGCCCTTCT